ATGAAGATGACTCCTTTTTTGATGATTTTTTTCGTTTTTTGCCACCGACTTTGGTTGTATATGATATTCCAGTACCGGGTATTGAAACTCTTGCATGAGTACCACTTTTGGAATTAAATGAAATACCACCTCCGCGTCCACCAATGCTTATACCATGACTTTTTTTACCGACATTAAATCGAACACCAGGGGCAATTTTAAAACTTTTTCTAAATCGTAATCCCATAAAAACCTCCTTAAAATTTTCTTCTCATTTCAATGACTTTACCAAGTATCTTAACTGGGGTAGTATCTATTTCTGATTCAGTAAAACGCATAGGCTCATATACAGGATTCTGTGGTATGAGAGCAATCCCTTCTGCATATTTCTGCAATCGTTTGCAAGTTGCATCATGTCCATTGACGAGAGCAATCACAAGATCACCTGATTCGGCATCATCGACACGTTGTACGATAACGGTATCACCATCATACAGAGTAGGTATCATGCTGTCACCCTTAATCAGCAGACCGAAATAATCACCCTTTGCAGCTAAAGCGGGAGAAATCTCTATTTGACCGATCACTTCCTCAACAGCCTCTTTTCCATATCCAGCAGCCACACGACCGAGAACTGGGATAGTGTAGCCGGATTCTATTGGTACAATATCTATGGTTGGTTCTTTTTCTTCCATAAGATCAGAACGTTTACAATTGAAAAGACTACACATAGCATCAACTTTATCCATTCGAGGCGTTTTTGCACCTTTACACCAGTTGGTTACAGATTGAGTACTAACACCTAAATGTTTTGCTAAATCAGATTGTGTCATTTCATGTAATTTAAGTTGTGCCTTAAGTTGCTTGGAAAAAATTTTATTAAATTCTTGTTCAGATATAATAATCATCCCCTTTCGTTATTGTTATTATAAAACGTAAGTTGAAAAATAACAAGCTAAAAAACAAAAAAATCAACTTTTAGTATTGACATCAACTTAAAGTTGATATAATATTAGGATGTAATAAAAGAAAAGCAACGAGAAAGGAGCAGATATAATTGGAAAAATTACAAATTAGTCTGGCAGCAGCAAGAGTTAATGCCGGTATGACACAAGCTGATGTTGCCGGAAAAATGCATTTGAATAAGCAGACTATAGTTAATTGGGAGAATAATAGAGTTATTCCTAAACCAGCTCAACTGGAAATGATGAGTAGGATATATAATATTCCATTAGACAATATTTTTTTGCCTACTAAATCAACTTTAAGTTGAACAATGTAAGAGAAAGGAAAAGATCATGTGGAAAATATTTTTTACTTACAGAGACAAGAGTAAATGCACTGTAACAGGAAAAGGAACCATCACACCGGCTGGCAGTGAAATGCTTATACCGGTACGGACTCCATGCTGCAGAGAGCATATATCAGCAGTATCCCAAGAAAGACCATGAGCCTGTACAGCTGGAAGAGAAGATGCGAGAGTTTGGTGTAGACGCAAAAGAGATGAAGACTGCAGTGCTGCAGGCGGAAACGTTGCTGGACAGGATGCAGGGGGAAGGAGAGTGAGAAATGCTAAACATAATTCAAAATGATTTTAAAACTTCAGAAACAACATTTTTGGATGAGGATAAAGTCAATCTAGTTGTAGAAAGTGTAATTGAAACCATAAAAAAAGGACTCCCAGAGGAAGCCCAAACAGTAGAAGCACTTGAATTTATAACAGATCGGATTAAAGAGAGAGTGAAAGAAAAACGAATCGAGTTATAACTGCTTTTCAACTAAATCCTGTAGAGAGTATGAGATACTGCGAAGTTCCTTGCCATCAGTAGCTGCTCTTACATGTACTAAATCAGCATCTGCTTTTGGATTTATAGGATATGTATCATGGTATTCCTTTCCATTTCCAATATAAGTTATATCGAAATAAAATATTTCTTTCTGTGAACAGAATTCCCTTGCCTTAACATTGCATATAAATGATTGGCCGGGAGCAATATATGTTTCTGCAAAATTGGAAAATGGAATGTGATCACTTCGAATAGAGAATGGAGTGATATCAGGAGAACATTTTATTGAAGATATAGTTGCTCCAGTTTGTCCAAAATTCTTTATGACTAAGTAATATTGCGGCGATTGGAAATTTGTGGTTTTAGCGTATATGGCTACATAAGGGCGTGATGTTTCATCAATCATTTTAGAGTTTTGTTTGAGTGTTAATACAGAAATAATTATAGCAATAACGCTTGTAATGAGAGATGCAAGTATACCAATTAATTGAATGACATCAGAAGGTGTTAAAGACATAAAAATACCTCACTTATATATTTACTCGGACGCTGCAACGTCCTGTAAGAAGAGTATACGACTGGAAAGCAGAAAAAGGCAAGATTTAATACACAGAATACAGAGGGAGGAAAGAACTTGACAAAGGAAGAAGCACTCAGCCTTGAGAAAATCATCACCAAGATAGATAAAGCAGATGAGACAAACTGCAAGAAAGAGGAAGAATACAACAGTTTCTGTACTAACACGAGAGAGGACTGGAACGAGGAGAAGTATCAAAAGCTCAAGAGAGAAAAAGCCCTCACAGAGGCAGCATACTTTGCAAGCCTCATTGAACTCAAGGCAGAAGTGAAGTGCATGCTGACTTGATAGAAAATACAACTGGCAAGCCCGGGGATGAAAGCAGAAAAAGGCAAGCGAACATGCAGTATAAGCATAGTATTTACCGGAGGTGATAACCATAGCACTCAAATATAGGATATTCGTTCATACTCTGGAAGATGATCAGATATATCGTTTTGACGATCTGACACAGGAACAGAAGAAAAAATTAGAACAAAAACTAATAGAACAAGTAGAAAATGTGCCATTGAGACTTGCGGAGGAGGCATAGACTGCATCTGCAGTCTCAGTGGACAAGCTTAAAAATGACAAATTAAATAATATACTTCTGGGTTTGATGGAGCACCGAAACATGCTATTTAACTCCTATAAATTAAACTATAACTTCCATCTATATATACGTAAACCTATTTTGTACACACAAATCGGTGCTCCGTCAAGCCCGGAAACGAACAGAAAGGACAGGACATGAAAAAAGGTGAAATATTAATAACAACAGGCATCAGCTTCTTTCTCCTGTGTAGCATGGGCATAGACAGCCCGGCACCACAGGGACAGATGCTTGTTATCGGAGGGATGCTCATATCAGTGTGTGTGACGCTTTTGGGATTCTGGTTTGAATGGATTGAAAAAGGACAGCGCGAGAGCATCCAAAGGACAATGGAAATAAGGAGGGCGGGCAAGATTGCTGCAGAGGATACAAAAAGTACGCTCCCAGTTAGAAAGACAGAGCGCGGCCGCATACATAACAGAGACAGCGACAAAGAGAAAGCGCAGGAGAGAAGAGTCATTTGATGCCGTTTTGCAGGCAGAAATAGCAAAGCTCAAGGCCTCGAAGAGAGGCCTGTAAAAAACAATCTAAAGTATTAATTTTAGGACAGGCTATGGCATATACACAGTACACATTCGACCTTGGAGAGTATACAGCCTATGAGATAAAGTTCGTAGGACGTAATGGAGCTAAGGGAGAGAAGAGAGCAAAGAGACAGAAAGCTACCCCTGAGCAGATGTCCAGACAGAATCAATGGAATAAAGAGAAGGGCCTTAGATACGTCATACTGGCCAACTTTCATACAGGCGATGCATGGACCACACTCAAGTACCCGAGAGGTACGAGACCGGATGCAGATCGCATGAGAGCTGACTGGAAAAAGTTCAGACGTCTAATGACCGCATACTACAAGAAGCATGGCATCCCATTCAAGTGGGTAAAGAGAATGGAGATAGGAAAGCGTGGAGGACCGCATATACATCTCCTGGTAAACCATATAGACAACATAGACCTTGTGATCAAGGAGATGTGGCAGAAAACAATAGCGGATTTGTGGATAAAAGGACGCAACTATGTGAATATAGCTCCGTTTGACATAGATGGAGCAGAGGAAGTAGCCAAGTACCTTGCTGCAGAGCCGGAGAAGAAAGGCATCGAGGGGCAGTATAACCTGTTCGGTGAAGAGGAGCAGAAAGCGTTCACCCGGGTGGATACCAGCAGGAACCTTATCAGACCACAGCCGGAAAAGAAGAAATACAGCCACTGGACGGTGGCGCGCTTCTTCCGTGACGGCATCAAGCCGAGAAAGGGCTTCTACGTGGTGCCTGATTCCGTAAAATGCGGGGTAAATAAAATAACAGGCTATTTGTATATTTATTACATGGAAAAACGGCTGAAAGAGGGTGACAGGAGTCCGGGAGACCGCACAGGCGGCTTAGCGGATGCCGTTTTCCTATAGATGAATAAATATACATACAAAAATCTAAAAAATGCTCTTTTCAAAAAACGCTGTAGCCCACATAGGCGGCTTATAGAGGAGCAATTCAATGAGGACTGTAAAAATATACATTTACACATCAATCAAGACGATAAAAAGGAACTGTGGTGCAGCAGGCTATGTTTTATCGTATACAACCAAGAACAATGTCGAAGCCACGCTAAGCAAAATAGAGTATCTCAGAAGCATGACTAATCATGAATCAGAGCTTGAGATTCTCAAAAGAGCCCTGTCAAGACTGAACACAAAGGAACTGCTGATAGAGATATATGCTGATTCACTGTATCTGGAATCTGCAATATACGAGTGGATTCCAAGGTGGGAGCTTGCCGATTGGGTGACCGTAAAGGGAGAGCCTGTAAAGTACGCAGAGAAATGGCAGGAGATTCTAGAAATGCTGAAAGGCAACGATTATTGCATAAAAAGACAATACCACGAGTACAGCAACTGGCTTAAAGACCAGTGCGATAAGAAAGGACCGGAAGAAAATGGAAAATGAAGAACTGACTATGTTACCGGTGTCGGCAATATACCCACACCCGGACAATCCGCGAAAGGATGTGGGAGATGTAACTGAACTGGCTGACTCCATCAAAAAGAGAGGTATACTGCAGAACCTTACAGTAATGCCGGGACACTGGCTCACAATGGATGAAATGGCAGCAGTCGTTAAAGCGTACACCGAAGACCCGACCGATGAGCTCAAGGAGCTGATTGAGACGAAGTGGAGTGATGAAGGCTACACCACACTGATAGGACACCGCAGAACAGCAGCGGCAAAGCTTGCCGGTATCAGTGAAGCACCGTGCCGTATAGTATACGGACTCACCAAGAATGAGCAGATATCCATGATGCTTGAGGAAAACATGCAGAGAAATGACCTCACGATATATGAACAGGCCGAGAGCTTCCAGCTTATGCTTGACCTGGGCGAGACTGTTGAAACACTTTCTGACAAGACAGGATTCTCAAAGAGTACCATATACCACCGTCTTAATATCGCAAAGCTTGATCAGGGAGTACTTAAGGAGAAAGAGGATGATGAAGCATTTCAGCTTACGCTCAAGGATATGTATGAGCTGGAGAGAGTGGAGGATGTGGATGAGAGAAACAAGATTCTTTCACAGGCATCGAGCAGCGAAAACCTCAAGTACCGTATCGAACAGAATATTCGAGACAAGCAGAGAGAGAAGAAAGGAGAGAAATTGGTAGCCCTGCTCAAAGAAAAGGGAGTGCAGCAGTCTGAAATCGATATGAGAGGATATACACCGGGATATGAGAATGTGGACAGCATAAGTCTGTGGGACTTAGAAGACGCAGTGCTCCCGGAGCTTCCAGAGGACACATCAGACCTTGTATTTTACCACTGTCCGGGAAGCTATATAGCAATCAAGAGAAAAATAGAAGAGCCGGAGGAGGACAATTCGAGCAATAAGAAAAGCTCTGAGCTTGCATCAAGGATTAGAGATAACACATCAAGACTCAACAGCATAGAAAAGAGCTTTGATGAACACTTCGGAGAGTTTGTAGACATGACAGTGCATGGCAAAATCCCGGTAAAAGATGATTTACAGGTCATAAATTCACTTATAGTGATAGGAATACAGATGGGATTCTGCAGTTTCTCATTCAGGAGCCTGTGTGAGTGCATAGATGAGCATTATCAGGACTATGATGGTGAGGAAAAGAAAAATGTTGAGCGCATGGCGCAAAACCTTCCTGTAACTGTTTATATCCTGTGTGCCCTGCACAACAACCTGATATACGGCAGGAGTATATACAACTCATGGAATAATGAGCTTAATACAGAGTATGCCATGCTGGTCTACAAGCTGGTCATGGAGACAAAACATATGGGATTTGTGCCGGATGATGATGAATTTAAGCTGATCAAGGGCACACATCCACTGTTTGATGAGATAAAAGAGCTGGAAGAACAGCGTAAAGCGCTGTAGGAGGAACTATGAAGACAATCATGGATTTGTTTTACGAAACCTATTCACCGCGCCAAAAGTTTTATGGTCTCACAATGTCACTGAAAGAGACCGGAAGAGAACACACCATCAGAATCCGAAAAAGAGACAAGGAAGTAATAAAAGTGACCGAAGAGGACAGAACCCAGTGCTATCACAATGCCACAAAGGAGCTTATAAGGCACTTCCCAATAGAACAGAAGGCAGAAAGGGTGGGATAAATGGCAAAGTACACAAAATACCTTGAATTTTTCACAAAAGAACGTGTGGCAATCAAGGAAAGAGACAATTATCAGTGCATATTCTGCCAGATAGGTTATAAGATGCCACCGGCAGCAGTCCTTGAGATGGACATAACAGATATCATGCACTACATACCACGCTCATCCATGGGACTCGGCATCAGGCAGAATGGAGCTGTCGGATGCCGGTACCATCATCATATGATGGATAACGGCAGCAGTGGAGACCGCAAAGAGATGCTTGAGATGTTTAAGAGCTATCTGGATGAGTTTTACCCCGATTTCGCAGACCGGGACAGAAAATATGACAAATGGAGGTTCCTAAAGGGTGAGTAAAGTAAATATATTTTCACAAGACCTTAACCGGATGAGCAGAGAGCCAATAGGAGGCTTGTCGCTTAAACAGATAAGGCAGCAGGTTATAGATTATCTACAGGGCAAGAGAACCGTCTGTGTAGATTATCGCAAAATACGAGCAGATCAGCGAGGACGCGAGGACGATGAGCCGACAGGCCAAGAGACGCTCGAAATAGTTGAGGTAATGAAATACTTCACAGTAGTTAAAAGACACGGATTTAATACATGTATCCTGCATCAGGACATGTTTTACATCGCAGGAATAGGAGAGTCAGAATGTTCATAGATTGCAGTAAGTTTGAAAAGGTTTTAAAAGCAGATTATAAATCGTGGGGTGTCAAATTTGGCCTCACGAAAAGGATGATGTATATTCTCCATGGCACAGGCTGGATAATAGAGGCGAATGCTTCATACATTAACAAGGAGTTCCTTGGAACCGCAATAAAGGTATTAGGACCGGCACCGAAGCCGGGTGAGTTTATCAAATATCAAAAGGGCAGCAGTCCACAGCATGAGATGGAGCTTGAACCAATGCTTTGGGATATGGCGGAAGTGTCAGATCCGGCTTATATATCACTTATCAAGATTATACAGAACGATAACGTATATTCGGTCACAAAGACACCAAAAGGCGCTCGCCTGATAAATGATAAGCGTCTTGCTATGATAGCTCCATGCAAGTGTACAGAGGACGAGATACCACCGTGCTCACCTGTGGTACACGATGACTGGCTGCTAACATACAATGACGATATGGCCATAGGAATATGCTTCACAGATCCGGACTATAAACCGGAGCTTGAAGTTCTAAGACTTCTCTCCGGAGTAGATTTTTTCTGGCAGGAGTCAGAAGCCTACAGATTGGGTTGAAACACCTGCGGTAACGCGAAAGAAACCGGGCATGCGAATTAATTTATATCACGAAAACTGATTTGTAAGCCATTTATGCACAAGGGAGCCCTTACCCAGCTCCCTTTACCTCAGGAGAATGACATGACAAAAGGAAGAAAACGAAAATGATAAATGGAGAATTGATAGTTGATAACTTCGCAGGTGGTGGAGGAGCTTCCACGGGAATAGAACTAGCAACAGGATATAGCGTCGATATAGCTATCAACCACGATCCAGAAGCTATCAAGATGCACAAGGCAAATCACCCGAATACAATGCATTATTGCGAAAATGTGTGGGCAGTTGACCCAGTTAAGGCTTGTAAGGGGCATCCAGTTGGACTTGCCTGGTTTTCTCCAGACTGCAAACATTTTAGTAAGGCAAAAGGCGGTAAGCCAAAAGACAAGAACATTCGAGGACTTGCCTGGGTAGCTTGCAGATGGGCTGGGCTTGTCAGACCGAGGGTGATAATGTTGGAAAATGTGGAGGAATTTAAGACATGGGGACCGTTGAACAGAGGACATCATCCGATCAAATCAAAACAGGGTAAAACATTTGAAAAATTTGTACAGCAGCTTAATGATTTAGGATATGAGGTACAGTTTAAAGAACTGATTGCTGCAGATTATGGCGCACCAACCATGCGTAAGAGATTTTTCATGATTGCCCGATGTGACGGCAAGCCGATAGTATGGCCAGAACCAACACATGCACCTGCAGACAGTGAGGAAGTGAAAGCAGGACTATTGAAGCCATATGTGGGTGCATACACACAGATTGATTTCAGCCGCCCGTGTCCAAGCATTTTTGACACATCTGAAGAAATCAAAGAGAAATACGGAATTCGGGCAGTGAGACCGTTGGCGCAGAAAACAATGGATCGGATTGCAAGAGGATTGAAAAAGTTTGTTTTGGATAATCCAGAACCATTTATTATCCAGTGTAATCACGGTGGTGAACGCAGACCGAATGATATTCGGGAGCCTATGCCGACAATAACTGGAAAGCATGGATATGGGATTGTAGAGCCATATATGGTACAAATCGGACAGACCGGATTTTCCAAGGACAGAAGTAAGGATGTAAGAGAACCACTTACAACAATCGTAAGTAAAAATGAGCACTGCTTGATAAGTCCTACACTGATCCAGTACCATTCCGAGACAGCACAGGGAGAAGTCCGGGGACAGACAATAAAAGATCCGATCATGACCGTGGATGGTTCGAACCGGTATGGACTGGTTGCATCATTCTTGAGTAAATTCTATAAGAGTGGCACAGGACAAGATTTGAGAGAACCATTACATACCATAACTACATCACCTGGACATTTTGGAGAGGTCAGAGCTTTTTTAATAAAATATTATGGCCAAGGCGTAGGACAGGATATTGAAGAACCTCTGGATACAGTAACATCGAGGGATAGATTTGGTTTGGTAACGATAAAGGGTGTAGATTACCAGATTGTAGATATTGGACTTCGGATGCTGGAACCAAGGGAGTTATACGGATGCCAGGGTTTTCCGATTACATAATTGATCACGACTATACCGGAAAAACATATCCAAGGAGTGAACAAGTAAGACGTTGTGGGAACGCTGTTTGTCCGCCGATACCGGCTGCCTTGGTCAGAGCAAATTTGCCGGAATTGTGCGTGGCAAAGCGAACACCGAACATGAGAATAGAATCAGAGCAGACCGGGCAACTTCGGTTTGCCTAGGCATTTTTAAATTTTAAAACCAAGTATAAAATCCAAGCGATCATTTTAAAGACAGGTGGAAAGGAGCAGTAATGGAGAGATTGACAAAGACATATTCAGACGGAACACATGGAGCTTCTGACAGTTTGTCATGTGGAGAGAACAGTTACGATTATAAGAATTTGCTGATAGAAAAATTAGGCAAATATGAGGACTTAGAGGAACAGGGAAAACTAATCAAGATACCACTTGAAGCGTACTGTATTGTGGATTTTGAAGTGCGAAAGGGCTTTGTGTTGGAAGAAACTTATAATATGAGCAGAAAGCCTTTATTAGTTGTTCGATATGATGATAATTCTTTTAAAAGCCATAGTGGTTATTTGGGTATTTCAGTATTCCTCACAAAATCAGAAGCCGAAGCAAAACTGAAAGAATTGAGAGGTGGAGAAAATGACAGCATGGAAGCCTGACCACATAATGAAAGTTTCAACCAACAAGATGCCATGCGCATGTATAGACTGTGTTTTTTGGATGGCACCGTTTAACCCCGATGATGAAGAGACGCCATGCAGTTGTTATCTGACAGGCACTACATTGCCGTGGAACAACGACATAACCGGCGAACAAAGATTATCAGATTGCCCGCTAAAATTAATCAGGAGAAAGAAAAAGAAAAGAGGTAAAAGATAATGGCAAAGAAAGAAGTTGACGGAGTAGTAGTAGAGGCGAAAAGTATTCTAACTGCACTGAAAATCATTAAGATAGTGTGTGAGGATAACCCCCACTGTGAAAACTGTCCGCTAGGTGATAATATGAGCAACTGTAAAGTAACAGAGGTAGCTCCAAGAGACTTGAAAATAGGTGAATCTGATAGAGTATGGAGGGCATTAAGTTGACAGAATAGGAGAGAGCATGGACGGACTGATTATCAAAAAGAAATGGTTAGACCTTATTGTTAGCGGTAAAAAGACCATTGAAATAAGGGGCAGCAATACCAAAAAGCGAAATGAAACAATCTATTTGCTAGAAAGCGGAACACATAGAGTGGTTGCAACTGCTGTCATTAGTTCCGCATATCCTATTTCGTACTCAAATTGGGCAGATGAAAGGGATAAGCATTGTGTTTATATTACTTATGCAGACCTAAGGAAAAGATACAAAACCCCTTATGCATGGGTACTATCCAAAATCGAACCTATTGAGGATATATGGTATTACGAACACCCACAAGGCGCGGTGATATGGGTTAAGGACGTGCAACTGATTGATGAAATGCAGGATGAAAGAATTAGATATGGCTATTAGCAGAATAGGAGAATAATATGTCAGAAATAGATTTAATAGTATATGGGATACTCTTAGCGTTTACTCTGATCGGAACAACAGAGTTTGTGATAGGACTGTTGTTAATTAGAGAATACGATAAGCTTCAGGAAGATAGGGACAAGAGGACGAAATACATTGAACAGAAACGAGTGCATAAACTGTAAATATTACGAAAAATGCGGTAGACCAAGCAGACCGGTAAAGTGTATGGGCTACGAGAAAGGAGATGACAGAGATGAGACAACACGAGAAACAGGAAGACATGTCCCTTCCACAGATTCTTGAAGATATCCACGACAGTATATGTGATGAATATTGCAAATGGCCGTCACAGTATCCGTTGGCAACGGATGACGAGGCATATAACAGAATGGGAGAAGAGCATTGTGACAAATGCCCGGTTCGAAGATTAACTTAGGAGGCAGCAGTTGAACAGCAGGACTTACAGCGGAGTAAAACCCATAGAACCTATAAGATGTGCATATAAACCTGATAAGGCCTGCACACCGGCATGTAAATACTACAAGACATGTATACACAGCGTATATAAGAAGTAGCAAAAAGCAGGACAAAATGATATAATGACGATAGATAGAGCCAAGAGCCATATACTAACCGAGAAATCGGCTGGTGTATGGCTCTTTTTCTTTACGGAGGGAAAATGTATAGAGAGACGAGAAACTACGAGAATATCCAGATAATGCGATTTCCGGGAGAGGGGAAATATGATATCCCGGCAATAGAACAAACACAATTCGAACAAGCTGACTTTATAGGATTTAATTATGCCAAAAGCGAGAAGCATCCGGAGAATAAAGCAGTACACTTCTTCCTGGACGATTATCAATTTAACCGGGTGTGGACATATCCGGACAGATACATAGAAATGCTTAGACGGTTCAGGTACGTGCTGTCACCTGATTTCAGCCTATACACAGATTTCCCAATGGCAATGCAGATATATAACCATTATCGTAAGCATTGGATTGCACGTTACTGGCAGGAGAGCGGAATAAAGGTAATTCCGACAATATGCTGGAGCAGCAGTGAGTCATTTGAGTGGTGCTTTGATGGAGAGCCTACACAGAGCGTTGTAGCGATAAGCTCACTGGGAACACAAAACAGCAAAGAGAGAAAGAAAATATTCTTAGAGGGATACGAGGAAATGATAAAAAGACTGGATCCGGCGCAGATCATATTCTATGGCCGGGTACCGGAGGAATGTAAAGGCAATATAGTACACATAGAGAGCTTCAGTGAGAAGTTCCATAAAGCGGAGGTAGCACAATGGTAATGAATTTGCAGTACTTTGGAGGTAGAGGCGGTAGCAGCGGTTTGGGTGGAGGCTCCACAGGGGTGAGTTTCACTGATTCAAACGGCAAACAACACAATTATTATTTCTATAAGGGTGAGGGCGGCAAAAACTATTACAGCACAAGTATCGGAGGACAGCCTAAGCCTACACCGAATAATATGAGTCACAAAGAGATGGTAGAAAGACTTAAGCAAAATACAAGTAATGTAAAGACTATCAGCAAGGCAGAAAAAGCCAAAGCGACAAAAGCATACAAAGAAGATAGGGCAGCTACAGACAGGGTATTAAATCAGGCATATGCAAGTGATAAACATTTTACCAAAGGGATGAAGGCGAGCAGAACAGGCAATAGAGCAACTAGAAGGAAGTAAAATAATGGGAGGTAGAGGCGCAAGTAGTGGAATAAGCGACAAAGGAAATCCATATGGAAGTCAGTACCACACACTATATCAGGAAGGAAACATTAAATTCATTAAGAAGAACAGTCGAGATTCGGAACCCTTGATGGAGACAATGACAAAAGGTCGAGTATATGTGACGGTTGGAGGAGATGACTTACTGAGCATTACATACATGGATAATAAAAATAACAAACGGTCCAAAAGCATTAATCTAAATCATTCTCATAAGGGCATGCAGCCCCATACCCATCATGGCTATTTGCATAATGAGAATGATGGTAAAAAGGGAGCAGCAGGACTTACGACGAAAGAGAAGAAAATGGTGGAAAGAGTAAATAGGATATGGTATAATCATCTCAAGCAAAATTAATTAGCTTGGACGAGTGATAGCTCAGGACTAGGCGAGCCCTTGATGGAGGAGACCCCGGTGCAAATCCGGGTGCTTGTTTGAAAAGATATCATATCCTAACGGATGTGGTATCTTTTTTTATTACAGAAAGCGAGGTGAAGACGTGGAGAAATATGAGCAGGCAGAGCTGGATTACATAGCCGGAATGAAGTACAAAGAGATAGCGGAAAAGTACGAGACAAGCGTCAACACCGTGAAGAGCTGGAAGCAGAGATATAACTGGGTAAGGGAAAAACGTAATAGTAGAGATGCAAAAAAAGAGTGTGCACACAAAAATAAAAAAGTGTGCACACAAAAAATCAAGGGTGCAGCAGTCTCTGATGAAACAGAAAAAGAACAGGCATTCGATAATACCGAAAATCCGGCATTAGATGAAAGAAAAAAATTATTTTGTCTCTTTTACAGCCAGACATTCAATGCCACACAGAGCTATCAGAAGGCATATGGATGTTCCCTAAACACAGCAAGAGCACATGGATATGAATTGTTGAGAAATGTGGAGGTAAAAAGTGAAATAGAGCACCTGACAGAGTTAAAGAGGCAGCAGTTGCTGGCAAAAGAGTCAGATTTTGTGGAGCTGCAGATGAGGATAGCGTTTGCGGATGCAGGAGATTATTACGAGATAAAGGGTGATAAAATCGTCTGGAAAGACTCAGATCAGACAGATACACAGCTCGTGAGAGAGGCGAAAACAGTAAAAGGAGATATCAGCCTGAGCCTATATGATAAGCAGAAAGCAATAGACTGGCTGACTAAGTATTTTCTCATGCATCCGGATGATAAATACAAAGCTGAGTTCGATAAGAAGCGGGCAGAGGTAAAGGATAATTCTGCGGAGCAGATACTGGCCAATATGCAGATAATAACGGATGTATTGAAAAATCCGGTACCAAACAGGAAGATAGAGGACTTGGAGGGGGATGAGGAGAGTGAACAGACCGGCACCACTGAGTGAAAGACAATATGAATACTTCCTGAGGAGCTTTAACTGCTGGTTCAACGTTGCCGAAGGAGGCAAGCGAGGAGGAAAGAACGTACTCGCAACGCTGATCTTCTGCACCATGCTGGAAACCCACAAGAATAAAATTCATTTAGTGGCAGGAGTATCAAGTGCCACGGCCAAGCTGAATATACTGGACTGCGATGGCTATGGACTGCTCAATTACTTCGAGGGCAGATGCAGAGAGGGCAAATACAAGGACAGGGACTGTGTATATGTCCAGACAAAGACCGGAGAGAAGATAGTGCTCGTGTCCGGAGGAGGAAAAGACGGAGATGAGAAGCTTATCAAGGGTAACACATACGGAATGGCATATGTCACAGAGGCAAATGAGTGCCATCGGAAATTTCTGAAAGAGGTATTTGACCGAACACTCTCCAGCACAGATCGTAAGATATTCCATGATCTAAACCCAAAGGAAGAGGAACACTGGTATTATACCGAAATACTGAAATTCCATGAGGAGCAGCAGGCGAATGATGAAAATTACGGATATAACTATGGACATTTCACCCTGGTAGATAACATGAGCATGTCTGATAAGAAAATCAGAACGGTCCTTAAAACATACCAAAAAGGCACTGTGTGGTACAAACGTGATATAAAAGGTGAGAGAGCTGTAGCAGAGGGCATTATATTCCGTAAATTCGCAGAGAATAATATCCCATATCTGTGTGATGACTCAATATTGGAATATGACAAGTACGGAGAGTTGTTTCCAAGACCAAGCAAGGTTGTAATAGGCATGGATTTCGGAGGTAATGGATCCATGACCACAATGGTGTGTTCACTGTATTTCAGAGGGTATCACTTTATTTATCCTGTGGAAGAGGACTATCTGAAGCTGTCCCCGGATATAGATGCCAATAACATCTGCGACAAGTATATAGAGTTTTATCGCAGATGTGCAGCAAAGTATGAGCGCATAGACTGGACATTTCCGGACTCTGCAAGCACAACAATGATAAATTCGCTGCGAAGCGCAGCAAAAAAAGAGGGACTTCCGTATGACCATATAGCAGGATGCCGTAAGAATGAGATATCAGAGAGACCGAGGACTGTAGATTTACTGCTCAATACCGGCAGAATGAAAGTACATAAGAGGTGTGTGAACCTAAGAAAGGCAATAGGCACACTCAAGTGGGATGAGAAACAACCCAACATCCCGGAGGATAAGAATATAGGCAACTGTAATGACTGGTGGGATGCGCTGTGTTACACAATGCTTAATTTTATAGAGTATATAGACTTAGACAGATAAGGAGGAAACAGATGGAAAGCTGTGTTGAGGCAAAGATAAAGAAAATGGGATACAGGGTAAATACAAAGCCATACGGCTATATCAATGTGGCGAATATGTGGTATGGGAATGAGATAATAGACGATTTCCATAAAAGGACCACCATACAGGGCGAGCAGTACGAGATAGAACGTATGGGCTTTGCCAAGAGAGGATGCGCAGATGATGCCAACCTGTGTGAAATCATAAATATAAACATGGGCACGAAAGAGCAGACGGCAGCAGTCGACAAGATACTGGGTGATAACAGATTTAACGTTATGTACCGTAAACAGCTTGAGCATATGAGTGCGACAGGAACAGTAGCAGCATACATACGCTTGGAAGATGCCATATATCTTGATAATGGCAAGGCAACAGGCGGAAAAATCCGCATAACATACTGTTATGCAGAGAACTATACACCTTTGTTGGTGAAAAATGATGATGTAATAGAGGCATGTTTCTCAGCGAATGACTATCAGGGAGATAAAAAGAGGACAACAATGGTCATGTTCACCAGAGGAGAGGACGGAAATTACCGTGCAGATACATTTGTATTCGATGAGAATGGAAAAGAGCTGTCATCTTACTGGATAATACTGGGAAACGTAAAGCCGTTTGCAGTAATGAGAGTGGCAGAGGTCAATAATATCCGGTACATGGATGGATTTGGCTATCCAAAGGTGTACGGAGCAATACCGACACTAAAGAAAATAGATCTCTGCAATATGATACTGTCCACAGACCTTGAAAAGGGCGAAAAACTTGTGCTCACGAATGAGGCAATTGTAGGAATAGACCCTGAGACAGGCAGGATAAGAGAAAAGAACTCTCTTTTGAAAAAATTATTTGTATTCCTGGGCGAAAAGCTCCCGGAGGCAAAGAGCATAATACAGGAGTATAATCCGCAGATAAGAGTTGATGAGATTACAAAGTCATTTGAACTGTGTCTAAGCCTCTTTTCCATGACATTTGGTTTTGGCTCCAAAAAGTACACCTTTGAGAACGGACAGATCAAGACAGCAACGGAGTATATCGGAGAGCGTCAGGATGCCATGCAGGAGCTGAATAAGCAGCGCAAAGAGGCAGTAGACTATATCACCGGCATAATAAGGGCTGTATTGTGGTTTTCCAATACGTTTCTTGAGACATCATACGACATAGATAAAGAGGTCTGCATAGATTTTGATGATTCATATGTCGAGGATAAGACCACACAGATGAGCAACATGAGGGCTGATGCAATGTCGTTCTCTGAGATACCTGAGTTTATGATCAGATATCTTATGATGAGCCTGAATATTGAAAGAGACGAGGCAGAGAAGATATTAGACAGCGCACAGGAAGAACCTGATCCGGAAGAGGAGGACTAGGAGGTACTAAATGCTGACAGAGAACCAGTTGGAGATGCTTGGAGACAAAGGTGCTGCACTCATACAGGCATCTGAGCAGGATATAATAGCGGATATTGCCAGGCGAATCAAGAAGACAGGGCGATTCACAGAGACAGCAGAGCTTCAGGTCATGGCTTTAAGACGGGCCGGATACGATACACAGAAAATCCGTGTTGAAGTCATGAGAATACTTAATGCGGACCCGGAATATAAGAAGATGGTGGCAAATGAGACAAAGCAGTATAAAAGGGATGTCATGATAGCCATCAGGCAGATGGAGAGGGAAGCAGAAGAGGCAGGAGACCGGATAATAGCCGAAGCCGGAGATATGTCTTTTAACCGTGACCTGTATGCGTGGCATCAGGCCGGGCAGACACTCACAAAGGACTCAAGCATAGTAAAGCTCATAGAGGAGATGAGCATAGCCACACAGGGCACGCTAAAGAACCTCACAAGGACAATGGGATTCAAAGGACCTCATGACTTTACCAGTCTTGAGAATGCATATATACGTACACTGGATAAAGCTCTGATGAATATGGTATCAGGTGGAATGAGCTATGATGCAGCAGTAGAACAGGCAGTTCGGGAGATGGCAAAGAGTGGTTTGAGAAGTGTAGACTATGCCAGCGGACGCACTTATCAGCTTGATACTGCAGTAAGAATGTGTGTAAGAACATCAGCCCACCAGCTTTCAGCCAGGATAAGCAACAGAAACTGTGATATTATGAACACGGACCTCGTGGAAGTGTCAAAACACTGGGGAGCGCGTCCATCACATGCCGTCTGGCAGGGCAAGATATACTCACGCTCCGGAAAGAATAAGAAATATCCACCATTCTCAGAGTGCCACTACGGAGAAGCAGACGGATTGTGCGGAGTAAACTGCCGCCATATATTCTATCCGTTTTTCGAGGGTATCAGCGAACCGAACACGTGGCCGGATGAACCGGAACCGAAAGAATATAACGGCAAAATGTACGATTATTACTCAGCCACACAGAAACAGAGAGCTATGGAGAGAGGGATAAGAGCCACCAAGAGAGAAGTTGAAGCCATGAGGTCCATAGGCGGAGAGACAGGAGACCTGCAGTCACAGATAAAGAAGCAGGTGAAGGAATATCACAAGTTTTCCCACAAGATGGGGATAAGCCCGAAAGATAACAGGCTGAGAGTGATAAAGGGCAGCAGTGACCTTAACAGGACAGAGACGATAAAAATGAGAGCAAATGGAATAAAAAGAATAACTGGAAGCCCATAAAGTTGTTTGAATATTCAGGACAATGTGATATACTCAGACTAAGGGGTGAGTAAATGTCCACAGAAGAATATTGGTACAGGTGTCCTAAATGTGGATATCCGAAGATGATAAAGTATCGAAATGATACAAAGCTGAGGAATTTCCCAGGATACTGCAAGAGATGTAAAAAAGAATCAATTATCACAATAGAGCCAAGAGCCAAATAATTAGATCCAAGTGATTTAGTTATTTGGCTCTTTTTATATTTTAGCGGAAAGGTGCATCCTGAGGGCATGTTGGTACTTTTTTCAATCCGTTTTTTCAGCCGGCAGCAGTGCAATCCTGCCCTTTCCGATTTCCTACCGCAGAAAGTGCGGTTAATAAATTATTTTAGGAGGATACCATGAAAAATATTTTTGAGATCATGAAAGAATACGGCATAGATATGCCGGAGGACAAGAAAAAGGACTTCGAGAAGTCTGTTCTTGAGAACTACAAGACAGTCGCAGACTACAACAAGCAGGTTGAAAGTCTTAACAAGGCAAATGATACCATTAAGAGCAATGATACAGCCATGAAAGAACTCCAGGATAAACTGGATGCATTCAAGGATGTTGATGTTACAGAACTGAAGAACACCATTGCAGGCCTTGAGAAAGACAAAACGCGCATTGAGGATGAGTACAAGGACAAGATGGCAAAGAGGGATTTTGACGATCTCATAAAAGATGCTATCACAAGCGCACATGGTAAAAATGCAAAGGCAATTACTGCATTACTGGATGTTGATACGCTTATGCAGTCAAAGAACCAGAAAGAGGACGTTGCCGCAGCAATTAAGAAACTCACAGAGGCGGAGGACAGTAAGATGCTGTTTGGAGAGCCTGAACCACAGGCAAGGGGAGGCGGAAATCCAATTGGAGATATTGGAGATGGCAGTCACCCGAATACCACAGATAGTATCTCAAGTGCTCTCAAAGAATTTTACAAAAAGTAAAGGAGAAAGAATATGGCACTTACACTTGCAGAGGCAAAAGTCGGTTACACCGATAAAATCGACCAGCAGGTAATTGACGAGTTCAGAAGAGACTCGGTATTACTTGATAAGCTTACATTTGACGATACCATTTCACCGACAGGCGGAAGCAACCTGGTATATGGATACCAGAGACTTGAGACACCATCGACAGCCGGTATCCGTCAGATCAACCAGGAATACAAACCAAATGAGGCAAAGAGAACCAAACAGACAGCAAGCCCTGTTATTCTCGGCGGTTCATTTGAGATCGACCGTGTAATCGCTCAGACATCAGGAGCGATTAACGAGCTTGATTTCCAGATCAAGCAGAAAACGCTCGCAGGAGCGAACTATTTCCACAATCTTGTAATTAACGGAACATCTGCAGCGTCAGGAACAGGATATATTCCAAATACTTTCGACGGATTAAAGAAAATCCTTGCAGGAAAGTCGACAGAGGCTTCGACAGATGTAGATATTTCAACAACAGCAGCAATGAACAGCAATTATAACGCATTGCTTGATGAGCTTGATGCTTTTATCGCATTACTCGCTGCAAAGCCTGATATCCTTATGATGAACACAAAGATGCTCACAAAGATCAGGGCAGCAGCACGAAGAGCCGGATACTACGACAGAACAAAGAATGATTTTGGTAACTATGTAGAGACATATAACGGAATCGCTCTTTTAGATGCTGGACAGTACTATGACGGCACAAAGACAGTGGATGTTGTAGACACAACTGCTCCAACAGAGTCAGCATATGGAACAACAAGCATCTATGCCGCAAAGCTTGGTCTTGACGCTTTCCATGGTATTTCAGTGGATGGCTCAAAGATGCTTAAGACATATCTTCCTGATCTTTCAGCTCCTGGAGCAGTAAAGAAGGGTGAGGTAGAGCTTATTGCCGGAGCTGTCCTCAAAAACAGCAAGATGGCTGGTAAGTTATCAGGTATCAAGATTCTCGACAAGAAAGCAGCGTAAAAAGAAGGGAGCTATAATATGTCAATTATCAATTGGGAGTATTACAGCTCCCATTTTCCTACAGTGGTACCGCAGAGACAGTTTGAAGCTGTCGAGGCACAGGCAGAAGCAGAATACAACAGGATTGTAAAGCCATATATGCAGATTCCGGAGAACAGGGCACAGGACACAGTATTTAAGCTGTGTAACTTCCTTTGGACAAATCAGTCTGCAGCAGCAGGCAGAGCAGTCACATCCGTGAATAATAACGGATATTCTGAATCATATGCCATCACAAACCCCGAACAGGTGCAGCAGTCCATAGATGAAATCATCTACAAGGGCATAGGAACCAGATTGGCAGGTGCATTTTAGTGAATGACAAGACCATAACAGTTTACAACGCACATAAGGGCAGCGACGGAAAAGATATCTGGAAGAGAGCAGTCATATATGGAGTAGAGTACCATTATTCCTCTGACAGAACAGTAAGCCAGAGCGGAACAATCATTTACACACCGATTCTGACGGTTATTGTGCCGGATACAGCCGATTTTGGAACAAAGGCATATATTGATGCAGTGGAATACTCAAAGCTCTCTGTGGACGAAATAGAGGGCTATTTCACATTTAACCCAAGAGGGAACAAAGATATCATAGTTGCCGGAGAGTGCTTCAAAGAAATATCACAGGAGTACAGGATATCACAACTTCAGGCGGATTATCAGAAATCAGGCACGATAATATCGCTCTCAGACAATACAGAGGGTGATTTGCTTAAGCATTACAAGGTGGTGTGTAAATAGTGAGTGGAATATTTCAATTTGCTTTATCAATGAAAGACTGGCCGTCACACGAAAAGATCGTGGAAAAATACGGCATAGATACAAACGGACCGGTGCAGCAGTTTATTGATTCAGAGTGCTTAAGAAGAATGGATCCGTTCGTACCGTTTGATACAGGAGCATTGAAAAACAATGGAGTTCTTAATACAACTATTGGAAGCGGTGAAATTGTCTACAACATGCCGTATGCGAGAAAACAGTACTATATACCGATGCACCATCAGGGAGGCCGTACAGCATACTGGTTTGAGCATATGTTGAATGGCGGCACGCGCGAGAAGATACTGAAAGGAGCACAAAAGATTGCCGAACAGATGGGAGACCACTAAAACGATAGGTCAATGCCTCACAGAGTACCTGAAAAGGTATGAGGGCATGGATTTTTCAGATATCCTCACGGACTTCATAAAGTCACCTGAGGGTGATATAAGCGCATACAGCCTGTACAAGACACCGGAACGAAGCGAGATTGAGTTCCAGGACGGAAGCAGACAGATAACAGAGTACTATAACCTCTTTGCAAGGAGACCTACACAGGAAGACGATGTGAGGATAGAAAATAACGCGTCGCTGGATGAGTTTTCAGAATGGATTGAGGAGAAAGAGCTTGAAGAGGACTATCCCGAACTGCCTGAGGGCATGACGGCACTTGAAATAGGCATATCAGACTCGGCATCCATCACATCACAGGAGGATACGAGTGCTATTTATCAGGTAACAATAAAATTAACATATTTGAAAGAGAGGTAAAGCGATGCCAGAAGCAGCAAAGACAGCCCTGGAGCTGGTAAAAAAACATAAAATTGCATTATTTATTCATAACGGCACAAAGTACGTCAGAATCAAGAAATCCGACGCTCTCACGCTGTCGATGAACCCGATTGAAAAAGAGTATGACTATATAGCTGACGAGGAATCGACTACAGAAGTAGAGGGTTATAAACCGTCTATTGATCAGAATCTTGTAATGTATAAAGGCTCTGATGATTATGAGATGATGTGGCCGTATTTTTACGAACGCAGAACAGGAGCCGCTGCGCACGTAAAGTGCATGATTGTTTACATGCATGAACCGGGAACAGACGGAGGATATAAAGCATGGGAGACAGACAGTGTTATCTCAGTACAGGACTTGGCAGCAGTCGACAAGAAACTTGATTTTAAAGTCCTCTTCGGAGGTGGAATCACAAACGGAACAGCCACCATGACAGACGGCACACCAACATTCACAGCAGAAATAAAGAAAGGGTGAAAAAACATGGAATACACATTACAGATTCATAACAGGGAGTACGAGCTTCCGAAAAAGACTCTTGCAGTAGAGGAGAAGATTGAAAAAATCAAGAAGCTCTGCAGGGATTCAAAAATCACCACCAGAACACAGTATGAAAATAAGCTTAATTTCATTACTGAAATGGTGGGGGAAGACAACGCAAAGGAAATCTTCGAGTCTAACGACATCTCAAATATCGCGGAGATGGACTTGGGCGAAATAGATGCCGCATATAGAGGTGTTCTTGACGGATTCGCAAGGCCCGACAGGGAAGCAGTCGCGAAAGAAAACCTTAAGGTACTCGGAAACCCTATGATTCAGCAGATGTTAAACATCGCAGAGGGCATAGATAAGCTTCAGGGAGCCCTCAAAGAAAATGATTAATATAACAAGTAAAGCTCTGCCGGATGCCATCGTGGTTGGTGGCAGAGCTTTTTTAATAAAGACAGATTACAGGGTATGGATCAGATTCACACAGGATTTTAAAGCGTGGAAGAAAATGGGATACAAGGGAGCCATGAATATTAAATATCTGTTTGAAGACGATATCCCGGCATTTTCAGAGACTGATGATTATTCAGGAATCCTTGAATTTGCTTTTCCACAGAATGTAGTGCCACATTACGAACGTGATAATGGTGAAGATGTATTGTTTTACGACATAGACGGAGATTACATCTATGCTGCATTCATGCAGGCATATCACATAGACCTTATTTCTACGGATATGCACTGGCACAAGTTTATTGCACTCATGAATGGACTTCCTGACAGCACAAGGCTGTCGGCTATCATGGGGTACCGTGCATATACAGGCGAGAAAATAAAAGACGAGGCACAGATGTACCGTGCACTCAAAGATGCCTGGATGCCTCCATATGAGGAGACAGAGGAAGAGAAAGCTGCAGATGAAGAGTTTGAGAAATACTTCGAAGGATAGATAGAGCCGGAGCCTTAGAGCCAGAGCCTTAAGAAAGGAGCTGGCAATGAGCGACCCAAAATTAATAATTAAAACACTGCTGGACAACAGCCAGCTTAAGTCCGGATTATCGGACATGAACAGCATGGTATCCGGTGCATCGGCCAAGGTTGGAACCTTTGCAAAGGTAGGGGCGGCAGCAGTCGGAACTGCAGTCACAGCAGGTACCACGGCGGCGGCTGCACTGGTAAAGAAGTCAGTGGAAGGATATGCAACCTTTGAGCAGATGGTCGGAGGAGTTGAGACACTGTTTGGAACAGGCGGACAGAGCATGGAAGAATATGCACAGTCTACAGGCAAGACAGTGGGAGAGATAGAGAGTAAGTATAACTCCCTGATGACAGCGCAGACCACTATGCTCAACAATGCCAACAACGCATACAAGACTGCAGGCCTTTCAGCCAATAATTACATGGAGACTGTAACAAGCTTTAGTGCAAGCCTTATACAGTCACTTGGAGGAGATACTGAAAAAGCCGCAAATTATGCAGACAGAGCTATCACGGATATGTCAGATAACTCTAACAAGCTGGGTACTAACATGCGCGACATCCAGAATGCATACCAGGGCTTTGCAAAGCAGAACTATACCATGCTTGACAACTTAAAGCTTGGATATGGCGGTACACAGGAAGAAATGAAGCGACTCATCAAGGATGCTTCACAGATGACTGATGTACAGCAGAAACTTGGTGTGACTGTAGATGAAAGCAGTCTGTCGTTTGGAAATATCGTAAATGCCATTTCTGTAATGCAGGAGAGCTTAGGTATTGCCGGTACCACATCAAAAGAAGCTGCAACCACTATTGAGGGTTCGTTGAACAGTGCAAAAGCAGCGTGGGAGAACCTTGTTGTTGGAATGGCAGACGATAATGCAGATTTTGATACACTTGTACAGAATTTCGTTGATACTGCATCCACAGCTGTTGAGAACATGTTTCCTCGTATAGAGATAGCACTAACAGGACTGGGACAACTGATAGAGAAACTGCTTCCGGTCATAGTACAGAAGGTACCGGAGATTATAATGCAGACTCTTCCGGGACTGATAAACGCGGGAATACAGATGGTATCGGCGCTGGGGCAGGGACTGATGCAGTATCTACCGGAGCTGATTTCGTATGCTACACAGCTTGTGGTACAGCTTGTACAGGGGCTGGTGTCAGCACTTCCAAAGATTGTTGAGTTTGCTTCACGGCTTATCCAGACAATAGTTACATCACTGGTAAATGCAGCACCGGATCTTATAGATGCAGGCAAAGAACTCATAGAGTTTCTTGTAAACGGAATTGCTGAAAACCTGCCAAACATAGTTCAGACTATTACAGATCTGATTTCAAATATTAATTCTTTCTGGGCGGAGAACGGTCCGGAGTTTATCAAATGGGGAACTGACCTGCTCAGCAACCTGATAGCCGGAATTACACAAGCTGTGCCGGTGCTACTGCAGAACCTCCCGGGAATCATACAGTCTATGGTAGAGGGATTGTTAAATAATGGCCCTGTACTCATCGAGTGTGGTCTTAAGCTTCTGTTACAACTTATTGAGGGAATTTTATCATGCATACCAGATATACTGGCGGCAATACCGCAGATAATAGCCGCAATAGTTGAAGCTTTTGTTAATTACGATTGGCTTGGACTGGGAACCGAAGTTATAAATTTCGTAAAGGACGGAATGGGAGAAAGCTGGAACAATATAGTTGCTTTCTTCACAGAGACCATACCAAACTTTATCCAGTCTATATTTGATTGGTTCAATGAACTCCCCGGAAAGCTCCTAGAGTGGGGACAGAACGTATACACAACAGTTACAACGGCTATATCAGACATGATAACTGCAGCAGTTGAGTTCATATCAGAACTTCCGGATAAGATAGCTTACTGGATAGGCTTTGCGCTCGGCAAGTTTGTAGAGTGGGGCATAAACCTCGTGAACTGGGCTGTGACGGCTATACCTGAGTTTATAAACAATGTAATAACATTCATATCAGAATTACCGGGCAAGATAGGCTACTGGATAGGCAATGCACTTGCCAACATAGTGGAATGGGGCTCAAACCTCAAGCAGAAAGCAACGGAGGCAGGAAGCAATTTCGTCTCAAGCGTAATAAGCTTCTTTTCAAATCTGCCTGGCAAAATGTGGAACTTCCTGGTAAATGCAGTGTCAAAGATAGTGACATGGCGCTCTAACATGATAGAAAAAGGAAAAGCAGCCGCAAAAGGACTGTTCGATTCGGTAGTCAACGGACTTGCGAATCTTCCAAACAAAATTATGAGTACAGGAAAAAATATAGTATCAGGTCTTTGGAAAGGTATCAAAGGAGCATGGAGTGGACTGACAAAGAAAGTCAGCAACCTCGCAGGAAATCTGTTACAAGGATTCAAGGATGCGCTTGGCATCCACTCTCCATCACGTAAATTTAAGTGGGTTGGAGAAATGTGCGTAGCCGGCATGGACGAACCTATAGCAGACTATAATCCTTACGATACGCTTAATAAGTCTATTAAGGCAAATGCCTCTACAATGAAAGCAAACTTTGTGGGAAGCGGTTCATACGCAGCCACATACAATGCGGTATATGATTATGATGCACAGGCACAGGCTACAGCAAGAGCACTAAAAGGCATGAGTGTAAATATTGATGGACGAAGGGCCGGAAAGCTTCTGACTCCATACGTAGACCAGTTTCAGGGCGAACTGGCCAGAACATGAGGTAACATATGGGAAACTTTGGAATTAAGATAATCACAGACAGTGAGGAATTTCACACAAGCGACATAGGGCTTAAAATGACAGCACTTAAAATTCCGCAGCCAAAAGCCAAGACCAACTATGTGAACGTGCCGGGAGCCTCTGGGAGCATAGACCTCTCAGAGGTATACGGCTCTGTAGTATATGAAAATCGTGATGGCCTGACGTTTACATTTGTTTTAAGAAATGATTTTGAGAGCTGGGCGGCAGCAGTCCAGAGCCTTGCTGCAAAAATACATGGAAAAAAGTGCAAGGTAATAGTGGACAATGATAGAAATTATTACTATGTGTGCAGACTTGCAATCGATTATGAGAAATCTAAGAAAGCAGTCGGAACCATAACCATCTCCGGAAGCGCAGAACCGTTTAAATACGATATATTTGCTTCTGATGAGAGGTGGGAGTGGGATCCGTTCGATTTTGAAAGAGGAGTAATAAGAGAACTCATCGATATGCAGATTACGGCCACAGTCAATACAGTGACAATTCCCGGAGCAACTAATTACAGAACACCGGTTTTTGTGGTAACGAAGTCAAACAATCTCAAGTTTACGCATAACGACAGGACATATGACCTGTCAAAGCCCGGAACATACAGGTTCCCTGCTGTGAGAGTTGGAGATGAAAGCCTGACGCTCACATTCACAGGAACAGGAACGCTGACGATTAAATTCAGAGGTGCTTATTTATGATATATGAAGTATTTGTGGATGAAAAACCTCTCTTTTATCCGAATGATGAAGAGGCGGTTATATACAACTCAAAATTAGAGGAAGCTCTGAACGATGCCGGCACGTTTACATGCACCGTACCAAAATCGAACCCTCTGTTCGATGAAATATATCCAAGAGTGAGTATGGTGCAGATATTAAGAGATGGCAAAGAAATATGGTGCGGACAGGTCAGAACATACGAGGAAGAGTTTGAGGGAGAAAAAGAGCTCTCCTGTGTAGGTGAGCTCGCATTTCTGTATGATTCGGTTCAGCCACAGGACAGATTTCAGAATCAGACACCGGCACAGTTTTTTAACCACCTTCTTGCAGTACATAACAGCAAGGTGGAAGACAATAAGAAGTTTGAACCCGGCATAGTGACAGTTACGGATCCAAACAACAGTATATACAGGTATACAAATTATGAAGACACACTCTCGGCAATGAGAAATAAGCTTTGCGACAGTTTAAACGGATACCTGAGAGTCAGAAAGAACAACGGCAAGAGGTATCTTGACCTTGTGAGACTTGAAGATTACGGCAAATACTGTGACCAGCCTATAAAGATGGGCTACAACATGCTTGATTATGTCAAGAAAAACTCCGGAGAGACAATATACACAGTGCTCATACCACTGGGAGCCAGACTTGAGGAGAGCGAAGTTGATGGGCTTGATGCGTACACCAACATTAAGAATGTTAATAACGGCAAAGACTATATCTACAATGAGGAAGCAGTAAAGCACTTTGGTATGATATGGACCACAAAGAAGTGGGATGATGTGACAGAACCGGCAAACCTTAAAAGAAAGGGCGAGCAGTGGCTTGAGACCACACAGTACGAGACAGTATCGCTGGAACTTACCGCTGTGGATATGTCCATGCTCAATCAGGAACTGGATAAATTTGACCTTGGAGATACGATAAGGGCAGTTGCAAAGCCTTTTGGACTTGATGTCACATATCCGGTACAGAAGAAAACGACATATCTACAAGAACCCGAAAAGAATACAATAACACTCAGCAATACTGCAGTAGCGAAGTCATATACAAAACAGGTGCAGGCTTCAATATCTGATATAGAGCAGAGTATGCCACAGGAGAAGACAATCTTACAGCTTGCGAGAGAAAAGGCTTCACAGCTCATTCAGAGCGCGTCAGAGGGCAACATATACACAGTATATGACGAGAACAACAAACCGAAAGAACTTCTCATCATGGACCAGCCGGATATTAACACAGCTCAAAAGGTATGGAGATGGAACATGAACGGATTCGGATATTCAAATACCGGATACAACGGAGAATACGGAACCGCGATAACGATGGACGGTGAGATAGTCGGAGAGAGAATAACGGCAAACTCAATTAGCGCAGAGAAGCTGACAGTTGAATACAAGGACAAGCTGGATACAAGATTTTCGATTGTAAATGGAAACATTACTGCAGAGGTTGGAAAGTCAACACTCAGTTCGCTCTCAAATGATTATGAAACGGCGAAGAAAAGATATAATTCTCTGATAAACATCATCACGCAGGAAGCTGATTCGTCTCCGAACACTAAGATTAAATTTAATTCCCAGTGTCAGACAGAGGAAAACTATGATTATGTGAATTTGTATTACAGATTAGAGGATAAAATCTACCAGCCTCTTAAAAAAGCAGGCGGAAGCACAATAGCCGGTAAAACTTATATACTTCCATCAAATGATGTGTATATTGAGTGGCACTCAGACAGTACAAAAAGCGATTATTACGGCTTTTCTCTTGACATTCTGACCACAACTACCGAGACTGCAGATACTACAGGCCAGCTGAGCGCATTACCATCTATAGAGCCGGCTGTGGCGCTCGGCGCATCGGCAGTTACCACCAAACATCCTTATAGTAACAATGAAAGCATTCTGTGGCATTTTAAAGCCAAGACTATAGGAAGACAGGCGCTTGTGAACCGGTTCAGTGTTTACGACACTGCATACAACAACATAGTTTCAGCAGTAAACAAAGGAAAAAGCTCAGATGAAATAAGCTCATTGCTTGGAACATACAACAATGCTCTTGCAAATCTGAATGAAGCTTTTTCACAAGCCGGCATTGATACGTCATGGACAGCAGCATATGAAGCATTCAGCTATAGTAAGGCACAGATAAAGATCCTTGAAGATGAGATAAGTTTAAAAGTAGAAAAAGATGGAGTTGAGTCCATCATTACTCAAAAAGCAGACTCAATAAGGCTCAAGGCTGATAAGATTGCATGGTCAAGTACATATTCATCAATGACAGAGAATGGAAAATTAACATGTCAGAGCGCAAATCTTACAGATGTTACAGCTACAGGCAAGATGACAACCGTAAACGGCGATAGAAAAGCTGAGATGTCAAATGGACGCTTACGTATTTGTTACAATAATCAGGATCTGGGACTGATCGGTGGAAATGGATTTAATGGCTATTCTGATAAGGAAGGATTAAACTTTGACCTTGAAATAACAGGCGATTATATGGCTTGGGCAGCACAGGAAACAACGGGTGGGCATTATAACATAAAATGGACATATGCAAGAGATGCGTTTGCAAATCTGAGAGGCGATGCTCTTAATGCAGGCTGCGATATCGATATGCATAACTATACGTTGTACAACGTGAAATGGCCTGATGGAGGTGTTACGGGCACCATGAAGTTTACACAAATTTATGGAATGAGCAGTGATGGAACTGCAGAGCACTGGTCTGATGGATGCACGATGCAGTTCAAAAATGGCATACTCATTACTGGAGCTTGGCATGATTATTGATAAAGGAGACAAACATGGATGATGCAGAATATAGATTAGTAGAACAAAAACCAATAATTAAAAGACCAACAGAAACAAATACGGCACAAAAGGAGCAGAACGATGAAAACACAGAAGAATGAGACCCCATACAACATCAGAATTGAGAAAGCAAAAAACTATTTGAGGTACCAGATAAATGCAGCAACAGTACAGTACAATTTGCCGGGAGCTGTTATGGATCTTATTTTGGAAAGTCTTTTAAGAGAGGAAGACAATCAGAGGATTGCACTCGTGACAGAACAGTACGATGTTGTAGAGGAAGAACTTTCAAAAGCCAGAGAGGAGAATGAAAGATGCCAGGAATTAGTGAAGAACTTGAACAAATCACAAGAGCCCGATACGGAGAAGAGGTCAGAGGAGCAATCCACGACTCCATAGAAAAATGCTATGGACATTTCGAAGAGGTCACAAAAGCGTGCGCGGCATCCGAAAAGAATGCAAAAGAGTCTGAGAATGCTGCAGAGAGTGCCAGAACGGACGCACTCAGATACTCCCAGGATGCAAGCAGAGACGCACAGACGGCAAGCACAAGCGCCACGAACGCACAAGGCTATGCTAACACAGCGTACCAGTCCCAACAGAGCGTTCAAAGCATGAAAGCAGCAGTTGAAAAAGACAAGAATGAAATCGAGACCACAATCAAAGATTCACTTCTTGCTAAAAGTGAGGAAATCCTTGCTACAGTAAAAGACTACTTTAATAGGGCACAACAGCTCTATCAGAGCATGTATATAGACTGTGATGGTGAAACACCGCAGTCAAGGCTTGTAACACTGGTAACAATCAATTGTGGAACACCACAGTCAAGACTCCATGATACAAATGGAATACTCTTTGATGGCGGCACACCACTGAACAGAAAGTTAGGAGGTTAAAATGGCAAAAATAGCACCATGCACAGGAACCACGGCCGACTGGAAATCAGTCAGTGAAACTCTGATTCTGGAAAATAGAGAAATAGGAGTTGAAATAGCGAGCCGGTCAAACGGAAAAACTTATACCATCATCAGGCAGGGCGATGGTAAAAATAAGTTTTTCGACCTTCCGGCAATATTCGATCAGAGTGCCTATGAGGATGCTCTGGCCACAACATCATCAAACATGCAGACGGTATCAGCTTTCAAGAATAGTATGAATAGTGCAACCCAGAAAGCTACGACTGCAGCAACCAATGCAGACACAGCTACACAGAAAGCCAATGCTGCAGCGAAAGCGTGCGAGGGTATTGTGGCAAAACAAAATACCATGGTAGACACAGTAACCAATAAATCGGCTGTCTTAACACTTGAAGACAGTTTATTATGCATAAGGGAGGCTTAAAATGGCAACAGGAGATTTAATAACAAGAATAGCATCGCAGGACACACTGCTATCCGTACTGGATGAAGTGCAGAGAATAGGTGCAGCAGTCGTGGACGCGGCCAAAATTGACTGGAAATCACTTTTTGAAAGCAGAGCTACAGGAGAAGTCTTTTCAACAAAGTTTTACACATATGAGACATCCACCAGTTCACTTGGAGAGAAAATGAATGCTTCAGTAGGGCTCAAAGCAGTACCGTCGACAGAGACGAGTAAGGGAAGGGATGATTTTGCGGTAAGAAATGCTTTTTCGTTTATTGATTGTAATTTCGTCTGCAATGAAGCAGGAAAACGTGTACCTTCAAAAATAAAAGGACAGGCAGGATTCTCATATGCCGGCAAGGTTGACGTAGGAGTACTCACTCCACCAACATACTGGGGAGTAGAACGACATTACGATAAAGGATATTACATTATCCATTTTTCAGACCGACCACATCCGGAACTGGGACTCGTGCCGACTCCATGGTGTGTAGATGCATCTGGAAACGAAATGGGTTATGGCCTTGTATCTAAATATTGGGCCGGTTACATAGACAATACACTGTACTCATCAAGTGGACTAGCACTCGCAGGATTCATGTCGCACAACCAGATACGCACAGAGATGCAGAAAAAAGGCACCGGCTATTACGGAGCTGGAAGCGAGAGAACGGCATACCTGCTTTGCATGTTGTGGATTAAATACGCGACCAAAAACAGCCAGAGCATATTCAAGGGATGTGCGGACTACAATATCCAGACACAAGTAGCACAGGCTACGACAGGACAAAAATACGTTATAATTCCAACTACAGCCGCAAACGGTCTTGCAACACATACCGCGGTATCTATCGGAGACCCAGGCAGTGACACAAACCACGACCGCGGAAACTCGAAGATGTATAATATCAAGGACAGAGTGAATATCACAAAGATTGAAGCAATCTCTGGCACATCAAATAGCAAGGTGTACGTGGATGCAGATGCATTCAACACAACGACTACAACGTGGCTTTCTACTATGCCATGCCGTACTGGAGACACGGACAACATCCTCGGCGCAGACGGCTATATTGCAAATGATAATAAGCACAGCTTCAGAATTAACGGAATCGAGGAGGGTATGGGCGCCTGGTTCGTATCAGCAAATGAGCTCTGGAATAAAGACAGCGCCACAGTGACAAGCTATTATGTCAGAGGAGCCGCTGCATGGTCTGCATCCGCATCCGGATATAAAAAAGTGGCTACTGCTGATATGAAAAATTCAAATGATCAGTGGATAGGAGACATTGAAATTGACGAAAAGACGGGAGTAATATGGCCAAGGGTTTACGGCTCAGGTGACTCTGTTGGTGTTGGAGACCATCAGTGGAAAGGAGGTACCGGAACAGGAATGCGCGAAGCGTTAGAGCGCGCGAACTTCAGGCATGGCTCTCGCGGCGGTTTTTCTGCGTCGAGCCTCGGGAGCGATCCTGCGGGCCGGGACTGGAGCATCTCCGCCGGCGTTTAACCTCCTCGGGGGTGAATTTGCCTCTCAAAGGCAAAGAGGGGCTCTCCCTTTTATTAAAGATTTAAACAGGACTGCATTAATTCCGACAGCGGTCTTGATACATAGGACTTGCCACACGCGCGCGAACTTCAGGAATGGCTCTCACGGCGGTTTTTCTACGTCGAACCTCAGGAACGATCCTGCGAACCGGAACTGGAACATCTCCGCCGGAATTTCTTAACGGCCACTTAGATGGCAGTAGTGTGGCATTTCGCCGAGCTGAACTCAGTCACCGAAAGGTGCTTAAATAAGATACAAGGAGGGTACCACCTCCTACAAGTTTGGAGGTGGGAGCCGTGCACAAGGCACGGTTCGTGGCTAGTAGAAAAACCGAACGTCACTATTGTAAAGAAACGAGATTGAAGAGATATTGCAAAAACATAGATATAACTGACAGAAATTTTATAGAAAAAGCCGTATTCAAGTGCCTGGACACACGTATGGACAGACGCGATACGATGAAATTATTGTCAGAATACATTAATATTCCATATCCAGACATTAAAAGGATAGCTGAAAAATCATACTATCAGAAATACTTAAATGGAGCGATACAGACATTAATCGATGGCATACGTCAGGAGATACTTGATAGAAATTATAAAGTTAAGCCAATATTTTACAGAAATAAGATTGATGGAAATTCAGGTAAACTCAGAAGGATAGGCATACAGGATGTCAAACAACAAATATATGATTATATAGCATGTGAGGCACTTTGGGAGATGTTCGAAGCAAAGATAGGCTATTATCAAACAGAAGCTTTAAACGGAAAAGGACAGCTCACAGCATTAAAAGATATACGAAAGTGGCTATCAGATCCAGACATGCGTTATGCCATACAATCAGATATAAGGCAGTTTTATCCAAGCATAGATAAAGAAGTACTAAAGACTATGTTATCAAGAGATGTAAACAATGAACCCTTACTGCATCTGACATTTTTCTTAATTGATATGTCAGAACAGGGACTTGTTATCGGCTCATATCTAAATAAGAACCTTGCAAGTTATTATTTATCCGTGGCATATCATTACGTCACAGAACAGTGCTACAAAGAACGTAGAGGCAAGCGTAAGCGTCTGCTATCACATGCACTATGGTACGCAGATGACTGTATTCTGATAGGAAAAGATTTAAGAGATCTTAAGATGTGTCAGCGAAAATATGAAAAATTTCTCAAGGAGAAATTACATGTGGAGGTTAAACCCAACACAAAGGTCATAGACTTAAAGACGGGATATATTGATATAGTAGGCTTTAAGATATCAAAGAAAAATGCAACGATGAGAGCATCAAACTTCAGAAGAATGAGAAAAAATCTGAAACGCATAAATCGATATACTGCAGATAATATTCCATTGCATGAAGCGAGAGCATTTAATTCAAGGACAGGTCTGTTTAAGCATCTGGATATGTTACAATATATAAAGGACAACAACATAACTGAGCTGTTAGACAATTGTAACAATACAATAAGAGCAAAAACAGAAAGGAGAACAATATGCGAGAAATGGTATTCGATTCAAAACAAGACAGCATTAAAGTAACGCACCCGGAAGTCGGTGTATCAGATGTAATAATCCTGAAGGATGAGAAAGAGGTAACAAGAACCGATGAAATAAGCAACGAAGAGAAAACAGAGTATCATTATATCGGCAACTCTATCAGACTTTATAAGAATATTACGGAAGAGGATGTACGAGGCGCAACAGACCAATATATTGAGATGGCACAGCCGGAGAAGCCGACAGATGAAATGAAAGAGTACGCAAACGCACTGATAGATGAGTATACATCACAGCTTATAGATGAGGGGGTATTGTAATATGTCAATAATGGTGGAAAGTTTCAAAAGACTCTACAAATCAGGGTCAAAGAGAGTAACAAAGAAATTCTTGCAGGATAAGCTGAAAGAAGAAAAAATCACGCAGGAAGAGTATAATTATATCATAGGTGAAAAAAATGAGTAATACTATAGAGACATTATCAACACTTTGCGATATAATAGAGAAAATGGCAAAGTTAATTGAAAAGCAACAGATGCTGATAGCCCAGTCTGATATAGACATGGATACGAAAGAAAAAATAGCGAAAGAATCTGCAACGTTGAGAGAAAGATATATTAGAGCCTGAGAGCCGATACCAGAAATGGTGCCGGCTCTTTTATATTTAAATATATTTAAAGAAAGGAGCAAACAATGGAAAACATTAACACAATCAAAGCAATAGTAACAGGGGTGGCAGCATTTTTGTCTGCACTGTTGGGAACACTGTATATACCAGTGCTTCTCATGATCTTATGCAACATTATCGATTATGCAACAGGCCTTATGGCAGCAAAGAACCGACCGGACGGAGGCATCAGTTCTTATCGCAGTATCAAAGGGATCAAGAAAAAGGTATCTATGTGGCTGCTCGTAGTCGTTGGAGCTATCCTGGATCAATTGCTGCTGTATGCATCACAGACAATTGGGATTAAAATACCGGTTACATTTTTAATTGCATGTGTTGTAGCAATATGGATCATATGCAATGAAATAATATCAATATTGGAAAATATGATAGACATTGGCATTCAGATACCATCGTTTTTATTGCCACTAGTTAAGAATATTAAATCGCAGACAGAACATATTGCAGGATCAGATCAAAAAGAAAGCGAGGACAAATAAATGAGAATAGGATTAAATGCAGGACATACAATATCAGGACCGGGATACGGCACAAGTGGAGTTATTGTTGAGTCGCAGGAGACACGTAAAGTAGTAGCAAGGCTTACAGAAATCTTCAAAAGCATGGGAGTAACAGTGGTGCCATGTACCATTGATAAGGCAGCCTCTCAGTCTGCTTATCTTAAACAGGCTGTAGCACTTGCCAATCAGGATACCCTTGACTGGTTCATCTCAATTCATTTTAATAATGACTTGGCAAAACAGGGAAAAGGAGTAGAGGTATATACCTATAAGGGCAGACAGTACCAGGATGCCATTGAAGTATGTGAACATATCTCAGCACTGGGATTCAATAATCGTGGTGTAAAGGATGGATCAGGATTGTATGTAGTACATAGAACAAAAGCAAAATCTATGTTGATAGAGGTATGCTTTGTAAATGATCCGGATGCATCAAATTACAAAAATAAATTCAATGATGTGTGCAATGCGATAGCATATGCACTTGCTGACTATGTTGCCCCAGCAGCACCAAAGCCACAGGCACCATCTGTTACTCCGGCAAAACAGAAGTATGTTAAGGTAATATATGATGGAGCTGATGGACTGACTGTGAGAAAATCACCTTCATGGGATGCATCTGCGGCAGCAGGAACAGTAAAGAAGAACGAGGTATTTACTGTGGTTCAGGGACCTATCAAGGTTGGAAGTGGTAGTATGTATAAGCTTAAGTCAGGATTATACATTACAGCATCAAGCAAGTATGTTAGCGTGTTTGAAAAATAATAGCTGGCACTTATACGCAAATGCAATTTGGATGACACAGTGGGGCTCTAAAAGTCTCGGTGACCAGGGCTACAGTGCAATTGAGATACTCAGATACTTTTACGGCAGCAACATGTATATCAATACCGCGGAGGCTGTATCAGGAATCCCGGCGTCATGGCCCGGCTACAATATAGGCATAGGCTCGTCAGGGCAGAATGTATACCAGATACAAAAACAGCTCGCCCGCATCGCAAAGGCATATCCGGCCATTCCGTCTATTGTGCCGGATGGAATATACGGCCCAAAGACAAAGGCGGCCGTGGAAAAATTTCAGGCTGTATTCGGACTTCCGGTATCAGGTGTGGTGGACTACAATACATGGTATGAGATATCAAATATATATGTCGCTGTGACACGTATTGCGGAGCTTGCTTAATTGGATTAAAGGAGCAAAACAGTGCTGGCAAGAGAAAAAATGATGTGATATTATATAAAATAAAAGTAACTATTCAGAACCCTATTTTTAGATAAAGAAAGACAATTTT